CTTTGTGGGGAACCTTTAGCTTGCCGAGTTTCAAACGCTGGAGTGTAGTCATCTTCTCCCGCATTCATAGCCCGCTCAATCATAGAGTTATAGTCAGCCTCTTCTAAAGAGTCTTCATAATCTTCATCTTCATCAGACATACCGCCATCAGCAAAAGCAATAATTCCACCGCCAGCATATTGACGTTCTGGGATAGGTAACTGACCTACTCCCATATCTTGTGGCATTTCTTGAGGCATTGGTTGTTGCATCTGTGGAGGCATCTGAGGTGCTTGCTCTGGCATCTGTGGTTGCTCTGCCTGAGCATTTTGAGCCATCAACTGCTCCATCACTGTAGGAGGAGTTTGACCAGCATTCTTGAGTGCGTTTTGTCTTGCAAAAGCATCAGCCATTTCCGCTTTGCGGGAAAGGATAGGAGCTAACATCTCTTCGCTAATCTGTTTTTTCTGAGCCATTTGCATAATCATGGCTTGCGGCAAAGCCGCTAAATCATCGATTGAGCTATTCTGTTGTTTGATTGCGCTAAGGATGCTCATTTATTTGCTCCCGAACATATTGTATAGAGACAATCCTGTCATTCCCATACCAGCTAATTGACTTGCAAAACTTGGAGGAGGAGTGGTTTGCGCTCCAGAAGTGGCTGTTTGTGTTAATGGAGCACCACGAACTAAGTTGTTCATTGTCTCTAAGTTTGTTAATGGATAGTTTAATTTGGTCATTAAGTCTTGATACTGAGAATCTAATTGTTGTTGCTGGGTTGCACGCTGCAAGTCACCATAGGCACCTTGAGTTTTAAGGCGGTCAATGTCTGTAGCTTGTTGTGCAGTGCCTAATTGACCAAGGGTTTGACCTAGACCAGTGTAACCAGCGGCTTGACCTAATTGAGCCTTTTGTGCGGCATCAAAGGCATTTTGCATACCAGTAGCTTGAATATTACCTAATTTAGTCTGGAGATTACGGTCTAGCTCAGTCTGCGCTAAAAGCTGACGAGCACCACCGTATGTACCTTGTTTACCAGCCGCCAAATTATTGGATAGCAAACCTTTTTGTGCGTCACGTAATGCTTCAGCTTTGTTTACATCAATTACATTCTGCTCATATGGAGACATATACATTGCAGTTTGTGAAGGGCTTAACATAGAACCCAAGGCACCAAGACCTAATTGCGCTGCTCCAGTTCCTTGCGTAAACTGTGTAGGAGTAGCCATTCCTTGTAGTTGCGTTCCAATCTGTTGTTGCATTGGAGATAAACCAGCAACACGACCAGAGCCAGCCAATCCAGCCGCTGCTAATGGATCACCATAAGTAGTTTTATAATCTTGCGTTAATAGCTTTTGAGCAGTAGGCAGGATACCGCCAGCATCCGTAATATACGGTTTTAAGACTGCTGGGACGTCCGTTAGGGCTGTTGTTAGATTAGTTGTTGTTGCCATGTCTTATCCTTTACGCAGCTAAATATTTGCGTGGGTTAATTTGCTTGCCTTGAGACTTGCGACCAGTACGTGCTGTACGCACCTTATCCATCATTGAATATAGTTGTTTTGCACCCGCTTTAGAAGAGCCATTACCAAGGTGAGAAACTACGTCAGCTGGCACTACAAACTCTCCATCAGCAAGACGGGCTTCTTGGTTGCCGTTAATTGTTGCTTTAATGTCATCGCTCATGCCGTCTCCGCCACCCGATAAAAATCTAGGAGGCATACCACCAGCGGCATAAGAAGGCATACTTCTAGCAAATAAACCATTCTGTAAGTTGCCTTGGTTTAAACCACGAGCTTCGTCCATACCATACTCATCGTCCACTGAACCACCTATAGCATACAATTTGCTTTCACCAGTTAACCGTGAATATAAGTTTTCATCAGAGCCAGTGCGTCCATAGTAAGTATCTCCAATAGAAACATCTCTATTTGGAGTTGTGCTAAATGGATTTTCTCTTACAGCTTTACGAGCATCTTCTGTAGACCGCTCAATTTCAGCCATTGCATTATTATATTCTGTATCAGTAATAGTCTGAGCCGCTTTAGCTTCTTCTAAGTATTTACGTTGCTCTTCTAAAGCCATAAGCCCCATACCACCATATGCAACAGCTCCAGCTGCCATTAGTGGCTTAACTCCAGTTTTTGCTGCTAATGCAGCGGCTTCTTTAGCAGCTCCTTCGCCAACACCTAATAAATTCATAGCTCCCTGACCAGTTTTTGATACGTCAGCAAGTCTAGCATCAGCATAAGTAGATGCTTTAGTTCCTAAATCTGAATATGTTTGTGGGTCAAACACAGTGTCATAAGCATTAACTGCTTTAGTTCCTAGACCAGAAATACCTTCAGAAACGTTGGTGCCTATTTGAGATAACGCATCACCAAAGTTTCCACTCATAATCTGAGAACCAACAGATGGGGTAGGAATCATGCTGCTAGCGTTTCCTGCCAAACCACTACCAACTTGACCAGTTGCTGCATTTACACCACTTGCTCCAACAGAGCTTCCAGATTGAGCAAGATTGGCAGCATCAATTGCACTTTGTGGAATGGAAGATGCAGCTTGTTGACCAAACCCCTCTGTTGCGTTGTATAAAGAGCTAATTCCATCTGTTGCAGCTTCTGCTGAAGCAGGTAATGCATTAAATGACGATTCAGCTCCAGTAGGAGGAACGGCTCCTCTCATGTATTCACCTAATTCAGCGGCACCGTAAGCCATTGCTCCGCCCATCATAGCGCCTTGAAGGTTAAAGCTACCGCCTTTGCGTGTTACTCCAGAACCATTTAAAGCGCCTAATCCAACCAAGAAAGGTGTTGGTAATCCCATTGCAGAACCAGCAACTGAAGCTACAGTGCCCCAACCGCCAGGAATGGTGTTGCCAACTGCTTTATCAAATTGAGCTAACCCACGACTAGCTGGTTGGACAATAGCTTTTTCTAACGGTTGAAATACTTGAGTTCCTAAATTATTAAGAGCTTGATTAACACCGCCAATAACAGGAATTTGATTAATTCCTTTACTTAAAGCGCTGCCAGGATTAAATGGGTTTATTGCCGCTACAGCTTGTTGAACTGGTTTAAAAGCTTGTGTTACCGTTTTAAATGGATTAAAACCAAATTCGGGTAAACCCGTAGTAGGGTTAATGGTTCCAGATCCGCCTAAAGACTTTAATAACTTAGCTTCGTTTGAACTAATATGAGCCACCATATCATCGTCATAACGACCATATTTTGGCAATTCTTGTGCTAAGGCTTTAAGTCCGTGGGCTTGACCGCCCTTTGCGTAGTAGTTCATATAATAGTCACCGTTACCGTCCCCACACTAGCTGTGGCAGATACTCCAAATAAATAAGAAATGTTAGGTACAACAATTCGCAAGTCTTCTCCAACCTGAAATACAGTCCCATTGGGCAAATTGTACCCTGATGTGGGTAAATTTAATAGTCGCAAGCCATCCATCTGTAAAGGCACGTTTGAATCTAACTGCGTAAAGTAAAGCCGTAAAACTCCAATAAGCTGAGCTAACTGTTGCGGGTCGTACTCTGGTGTTGCAAGCGGAAGAGCTGGCGCCCGAAATCGTTGCATTCCCATTAGAGTTCAACGCCTGCCATCTGGTCTACCATCCAATCTTGGACTACCTAGCTGCCATTGGACATCTAAATCGGTTGATTCAATCTCAATTGCCATCTGCCGTGCCCTAGCCCGCATGAAGATCTGTTCGGTAAAGACGTCTACTGAAGTCTCGATGACTTGATCAGAATCTACGTTGGAATAGGCATTGCCAGGAAAGTTACGGGGTTTGATATACATTGTGACCGCAGGCAAGGCGGCAGTCGATCCAGTAAAACTAAGATCAGGGATAATTCTCTTAGTTAGGATAAACTGATCCCCGTCTACCAGATCGAAGTCTGAAGACGCAATAAACGAGGTCATCGCATTCGTGCCGTCATTTACCCCTTCTTCGTGGTTGTAAATAATGCTGTCAGCCGTTATAGCGGTTGATACAACACTTTGAGAGATATTAACGGTATAAGTCCCAATCCCGCCAGTGCCAGTGCCTAAAGCCGTTATGATGGTTCCTACTGCGATGCCTGTGCCTGTAATAACCGAACCTACCTGTAAACCGCCTACCGAGACCGCAGTGACTGTTAAAGTGGTAGAGGCAATAGAACCTGTAACATAGGTTCCTGTGACGGCTTGAGGGTATTCCCTGAGAGACGAGTCTGACCACGCAGTACGATCTATCGTGCCGTAGTACCAAATCTTCTCTAAGTGGTTGTAGATAACGTAAGCGTCATTGACTTGACTAGTTGCTGTAGGATAGAACCACCAGACCTCGTTCCAACCCTCGTTAGTTCCTGAGACAACTTGGTCTGCTTGATCGTAGTTAAAGTTTTGAAAAACGTGGTTTCTGAGGGTACAAGGCAAAGTCTCAACCCGTCCTGTGTAGGCATAGAACTTATCATGACCCATCCAATAGGCGGTGTTATTAACGGCTACGACTGCACGAGGTCCAATAATGGAGATGTTGTCTGCAAGCTCGTTAAGATTAAAGACATCTGTAGTGCCTACAAACTGAAGAGAATTTAAAGTTCCTTCGGTATATACCAGAATCTCTTGCCGTGTTGCTATGGCACAGACAATTGCTGAACCACGGGAAACTCGTAAGAAACCTGCCGAATTAGTGATTAAAGGTGTCCAGACATTAGGCTGATCTTGAGTAGCCCAACGGATTAATAAAGGATCAAATGATCCTCCGCCATAGGGGGTGGCACCAAAACAGAGTAAGTGTTTGTCGTTCTGAGAGACTAAAATCTGCATCGCCTGAGTAGGGACATCCGCTGGGGCAATACTGTCTATTGTTGTGGCAGAGAGCAAAGTGGCTCTAGTTCCCGTACCGCCAGAATATTGCCAATAGTAAATTGCGCCATTACGAATATTAGCCACTAAGTCATTGTCAAAGTTTTGTAAAAACCAATCTCTCTGAGGAGTAACTGCAGGTGTTGGATTACCAGAACCCCAAGACAGACGGCTCCATGTGCCCGCACTCCAGCCATATCCAGCTGAAGCATTAGCGCTTCCTATGGATATTTGAAAGGCGGCTGTAATTGATGTTCCTCCGCCAGAAGCCGAAGATGTAGCGGCAGTTGCAGCGGTAATCGTAAAAGTGCTTGACGTTACTTGGTCAACAATAAACTCCGTATTTAGAGTAACCGCTAGAATTCCTCCGACTGCTACCGCACCTGAAAACGTAACATAGTCTCCGTTTGAGGCTCCGTGAGATGTAATAGCAACAGTAACGGTTTTAGAGCCATTGACCGTGGTAAAGCAGTTATTCGTTGTTGGATTGACAAAGGTAGCCTGTATAGGCGTGATGTCGTATAAAGTCTGTCCTGCCTCGATATACAGTTTTTTAGACGTTCCTAGGGCTAAAAAGTTATCCGAAGCCGTGGTAATCCAGTTAAAAACTTGACGACACACCCCTGCAATTGTGAACGTCCCATAGCGTAACCAGCCGCCTATTTTCTGCGGATAGCCAGAGCGAAAGCGCACCTTATTGCACTCAAAGAAACCACCTTCGCCTGAATAATTGGTCTGGTCTCGTGATACTCCTGGACGGAACTGTAATTTCTGTAATGGCATACGGGTTTACCCTAGGAATACGTTCTTGTTCCAGTTTTATCAATGATAAGGGCTTGCCGTCTCGGTGTCATCTCTTTTGTATTAGGAATGCTAATGTGTGTCCAACGATCAAACTCACGAATCACTTGGTCGTATCCAATGCCAGAAGCAATCACAGCCTTAACAACTTCGTTAGGAGTCATACCTGGAACTCTAATATCAGCAGCACAACCAATGCGGTGTTGTGAGGTGTTGCGACTTCCAACGGCAGTATTCACGGCTTCTGAACGAAATGCGGAGTTAATAAAAATTGGACGACCACCTAAAACAACTTTAACTTCCTCAAGGAAAGTTGCCAAGCGTTTTAGGTTTTCTGTTTCCGCCTCGTTAGGAATATTGTCAAACTCACGGTGATCCGTATGGGTTAGCTCGTCAAGGGTGAAGTGTTCACTTAGATTCATCTTTTGACCTCTTCATATCCATAATCTTCTCCAGAGTACGACCCCCAAAATAAAAAGACATAATGAGCATACCCCACTGTCCAAGCAGTTCTACGTAGTTGTTGTTTACCTCAATATCCCAAGCGGACATCATGGCAAAGGCGGAGTAGACAAACAGAATAAATACAAGGGTAGCTGGTCTAATGTTCTTGGACAACGTAGAGTCAGAAGCCATATCAGCTTGCTGTCTTTTAGTAAGTTCTTGCTGTTCCGCAGTATCTGCTGCAATCTGTGCCAGCTCGCCATTCTGTTGCATCTCAAGTAGTTTTAGTTTGGCTTGTTCTGCCTGTGCTGGATCAGGAAAGACCTTATCAAGTATCTTACCGCCAATATTTAGTAGTGCGTCTAATGGAAACATAAGTAATCCTTAAAATTTATAACCCCAAGTTACATACCACGCAATAACGGCTGCTGCTGCAAAGCAATAAAACTGAACCCGCCTAACCGCTTTCAAATCATGCTGGTATTCTTCGTTATCCTTGCGTTGCATATTCTCAATATCCAGCTTAATCTTTAATACCGCTTCCCACTCTTTAGCACCATGCTTTTTAACAAAATCAATTTTTAGCTTTGCTTCTTCATCGGAGATTTGTTTCTTATGCTTCCATGATTCAAGCGCTTTAATCAGCGCCTTTTCTTTCTTAAATTCTGCTTCCCGCCTTGCCCTAATTCTTTCGTTAGCTTGTTTCTGGGCTACTTCTGTTGCATCGTGCTGTGCCGCCTCAATACTTTTAGACAGCCCTTTAGCCGCCTCTCTGCTTGAATCAAGACTTCCGCTAAGAGCCTTTACTCCTTCGGAGATTCCGTAGGGGTCTGCCATAGTTCACTTTACATTACCCCGCCACCAGCGGCAGGAACAGATGTCGCATGGATAGAAATATGCTGCTTAAGGTTTAAAGGAGCATTACAGTCTGAGCAGACATCGGCTTGCAATTCGGCTTCATCCAAGTCGTAACCACAAGCCGAACACACCACTTCTATTTCGTGGTGCGGCTCAATTAGTCCACCTTCTAGCGTGCGAGCGGGAACAGTCTGTTTCATCCTACCAAAGCCTTTACTTCATCTTGGGTTAAACCAAGTGCAGTTAGTTTAGCTAGTGCAGAAGCCTTTGTATCAATGACTGCTTGGGCATCAGCTTGTGCTTGTGCAGTTACTTGCTCAGAGTAAGCAAGTTCCTGTGCAGTAAATGGCATTTCGTTTCTTGATGTTTTGCCAGTAATAACATCCACGCTAATTTCGACTTTATTCATAATTTACTCGTAAAGAATGTTGATTGAACCAGCATCAAAAGTATCTGTGCCATTTACTGTTGTCAAGCGAATTCGGTCAAGGGTTGCAGAAAGTGTTTTAGATCCAGCCACAGGTTGTATTGCAATTGCATCAGCCAAAGAACATCCGTTTTGAACCCAAGCATTCCCACTTAAATTTGTAAAAACCATTGTTCCGTGTTGTGTGTAACTAGAAACAGGATTAATAGCTAATACAAAACCTGTAGTTAAACTTCCATACACGTTTCCCGAAATATAACCTGTAGTTTCAATACCGCCAGAATCCCCAATTTGAATTTGTATAGAAGAACCGCCATTGCTAGAAAGTCCATCAAACATAAAGGTAATTCGTTTTACCCAGCTAGGTATGCTAGTAAAGTCAATAATTGTTCCTGATGTAGAAGCTACGGCAGTACCGCTAGTAAATGGTTGGCTTAATTTAGCTGGTGTAATTGAAGCATTTGCCACTTCTTGTGCAGTAGTAATACCAGTAGCACTAACGCCTGATATTGTTCCTGTTCCGTCAATCGTGATAGGCATTATGTATTCTCCGCTGGTAATGGTGTATTGCCTTCAGCTACCCATTTTAGGTAGGCTTGGTAGTCTGTGTTGTCTGGGTCAAA